AGGTTTCATGCGTCCCAGAGGGATGAACGGAAGTATCGTTAGGCGATTGGTGCGATCTCTTTAGCCGCTAGATCGAGCGGGAAATTATGTGCGTTGCGTTCGTGCATTACTTCCATACCTAAGTCGGCACGGTTGAGAACATCAGCCCAAGTGGGGACTGTTCTTCCACTGGCATCAACGACTGACTGGTTAAAGTTAAAGCCGTTGAGATTAAAAGCCATAGTGGAGACTCCCATAGCGGTAAGCCATATGCAAACGACGGGCCAAGTAGCAAGGAAGAAATGTAAGCTACGACTATTATTAAAAGAGGCATACTGAAAGATAAGTCTCCCAAAGTACCCATGAGCCGCAACAATGTTATACGTCTCTTCTTCTTGGCCGAATTTGTATCCATAGTTTTGTGATTCTAAGCCTGTCGTTTCACGGATAAGCGAAGATGTAACAAGACTTCCATGCATTGCAGCAAACAGAGCACCTCCAAACACACCTGCTACTCCGAGCATGTGGAAGGGGTGCATAAGTATGTTGTGTTCAGCTTGGAAGACAAACATAAAATTAAAAGTCCCTGAAATACCAAGAGGCATACCATCGCTAAAGCTTCCTTGACCGAATGGGTATACAAGAAAGACTGCAAAGGATGCAGCAACAGGTGCTGAATAAGCTACGCATATCCATGGTCTCATTCCTAGTCGATAACTAAGTTCCCATTGTCGTCCCAAGTAAGCTGAGATACCGATAAGGAA